TACAAGCCGATTATTGGCTAATTTATAAAACCCTTGATGGGAAAATTGAACTTAGGGTGTCGCAAACCTATGAAGATTACAAATACCATGTTGATTTCTTTGGAGGTCGGGTGGAATATACTTCCGGCATTTCTCTTAAATTGGAAAACAATAAATTCAAAATGGCATGAGACTGGGTTCAGAAGATATGAATAGGCTACTGAAGGAAGGATTGTTCAAAATCCTTTGCTATTCCGTTTACATTTTATTGTTTGGTCTTTTGGCCGTTAAACTCTGGATTAAGATCAGATGATTATCTGAGTCCGGCAGTCCCTGCTTCCACGGCCCTTTGGTATTGTAGTTCCGATATTGGCCAAATCTGATGTCGGCAGTTATACCCACCACGATAAGAGAAAATGGTCTGCTTGTTGGTACCCGGCATTCTTCCTTGCCAGTTACCCAAGTTAGGCCATTTTTCTACTTCCTCCTTTTTGAATCTCCTTCCGGCTCTGGCTATACAGAATGGCCGTGAGTCTCCAATGATTGTCCCAGAGTAACTATAATACTGGACATCCAGATCTTCAGAAATGGTCTGGAGATATTCTGCATTGAATACCATTACGGCATCATTGGTAACCTGGGTAATGTATCTTTGAAGGAATGGCTTCTCGGCTTCGGTACCTTCGATAAACTGTGCCAAGGTTTTTCTCAGGGTAGCATGGTTACCCACACCGCTTATATTAGCCTTCAGGACCTCTCTGATTGCATTGGAGAAGTTATCCTTTATTCCGGCTCCAAGAAGATTACTCCGTGTAATGTCCACATTGGTCTTCAGTATAGCCTCGTATAGATCCTGCTTTCTGGTATAGTTATCCAGAACTTCACCCATGTAATCATCGGAAAGCTTGGCTAATTCCTTGAACCCATCAGTAAGGCTTTTTACAGAGGTCTGGTAAAGCACATTGGATACAAGGGCATCACCTATCCTTCTTTTAAGCAGAATCATTTCCCGAAGGCTCTTGGCTCTGTCATCAGGATCAAGGCTCAATGCGGCTACCAGGTCAATCACTTCATCGGATAACTGGGAGAAAACCTCCGGTAAAGCATCTGCCATCTCCATTTGTAGTTTGGCCTGAAGTGCCTCTATCTTCTTGATTATCTGTTCCTGCCGGGTCATAGGTCAAAGGTAGAAAAAAATATTTTTAGAAATATTTGCATTATCAGGAATCAATGATATTAATTTGCAGAAACTAAAACACAGAAAGACATGGATATTTTAGATGTTGTAAAGAAACAGTTCCCAGACTGCAAGGTCAAAATGGACCTTGGTACCATTGCTATTATTGATTCTTCAAAAACCATTTATCTTCTACCAGATGGTTCTGTAATGCAGAGTGAGATTATAATTAAAGGAAAGCCCAAGACAATGTGGCTCAAAGACAATAATGTAAACCAAATAAATTTTTACTAATATGCCTACATACGAAGTATTGCTCCAGATTAATGTTTCTCAGGAAGAAGAAGAAAACGGATTTAATGTCCGTGAGTTCCTTGATTTCTCTGAGGCCGAAGATGTTCAGGATGTAAAGGTGCGGATAATGAATATTGCCATGCCCCACTTTACCATCCAACAGTTAATTGACTTTGGGCTAATCTCTTAATCCGTACTGACTAAAATGATAAAGGGCCTTGCGGCCCTTTTTTTATGAGTTGTCCTCTATATCTTCCTCTCTATATTCTATCTGTGGCTCTGGCATATCCGGCATTATTGGCACAATGGAAGCATTGATTTGCATAAGCTTCTCCTTGGCTAATCTTTCCACATCTGACCTCTGCTCCAATATTGGCTTTTGGAACCAGGTAGGATCTTCCTGAGTCAATTTGCTCACAAAGGCCGGAAGGTTCACCGATAGCACATAGTCTTCTTTAGAGCATCCATTGGTTTCTGCCAGTAAAGACTTCTCATCGGATGTCTTGAAAGGCAATGGATCAAGCATATTGATTATCTTCAGATAAACCAATTGATTGCTATTCTCTCCGTAAAGCTTCTCCGTGTAGTCCAGTTCAATCCCATGTACAATAATTGGATTGTAGGAATCCCTTCTGGCTACCGATAGCATATCAGAAATCATGGAAGCCGTGAGTACATCAAACTCGGTTGGCACCGTGATTGCCGGTAAGGCATTCTGGACATTGTCATCGGTAATCAGGTTCAGGGAGAACAGATTGTTATACCTCTGGAACATGATGTGATAACAGGCCATCTTGTAGACTTTTGCCAGATGCACACACACGGAATAGCAGAAGGTATTCAGTTCCTTCCTATCGTATTGTTTGGCAATCCCTGATTGCTCTGCCGGGATTTGCCCAAGTATCTCCAGACCGATGGCCTTGAAACCTTGGAATTCTTTATAAATAATGTCCTCCTGGAATAGGCGAACTGAGTCCACCGGTCTCTCAATATATCCTGCCGGTGGTACAGGCGGTACAAGGGGTGTAGGGTTGATTGCAGAAACTCGGTCAAGGTTTATCTCCATCAATCCAAACGGAGTGGTAGAAGCCCTTCCAGAGCCTTTACAATCGTTACATCCTGCCTTCTCGTTCTTATTGTTTATCCGCTCACCGGTGCCATTGCAAGTCTTACAAGGTGACATCTTCAATGCCCACTTCTGCGGTAAGGCATGAACGGCAAACATGACATTAAGATCATCAGTCCTGAACAGGACTTCATTCCATGCCGGAAGACAAGGCTCCAGTACGGAATCATAAATCAAATGCCCATCTTCCTCCTCACAAATAATATTCCCTACCTTGAAGGCAGGAAGATACATGAAGTTGAAAGGCATCGTGTAAACCACAATTGGATTGGCTTCCCGGTATTGCCTTACCTGACGGAATAGGATAAGCCCTTCTATGGTCAGGGCAAGGAACTGGTCCCACTTCTTACCATCGGCATCCTTCCATTCCTCGGTCTTCCAGAGTACCCACTTATCATTTTCAAAAAGTAAATCCTCAGATTCGATTATCTGTGGGTATGGCTTTGACCAGTCAAGTTCCGTAGTCTGGTCAGGTTTCTCAATGAACTCCTTTATCTCAGGCATGATAGCCACAACGGCATTGGCATCCTGAAGGTAGGTTTTTAGGAATACATTGAACAACCAGGTCTCAAGTTTGTATGTCTTTGGTAGGTTGTACCGGACATAGTACTCCAGAGTATTAGGTTGGCTATTGACTTTCTCCGCAATCCCGGTCCTTTTGTAATCCGATTCAAACCGGATTTTAAAGTCATCTGACTGTTGGATTTTCTGGAGAAAGGTATAGACCCTGCCTGTGCAGATTTTTGTGGGTGATTGCCACCGTTCTTTCCGGTAGGCTTTCATCCATGGTTCCTCTGAAGGATGTTGAGACCGGAGTAGTTTTTCGGGATAATCATTCTCGAAGTGATACTCCAATACCTCGGCCTTTTCTCTGGCCTCTTTAATGTACTCACAACGGCCATCACGGATTTCTTCATCCATGATGTGCTTAACAATTATCCCGATTAACTCCTCCATTTTAATTATGCGGCAATGTCAATGACTACTTCAATATCCAAAGTACCGAAGACACAACCGGCCTCGTTTGAAACTACGGCAACAAGGTTGTAAGTTCCATTTGCAGAACTTCCGGACTCAATTAAATCACCATTTGTAGGGTCAATAGTAAGACCTTCTGGAACAACACTATTAGGACCATCCTGAAGAGTCCATACAAGAGTTCCTTCTACCAAAGGAGTTTCGTAGTTAAGAACGGCAGTCCAGTTCGTTGTAGTAGTTCCAACTGTAGTAATGCTAAATGATGACTGAGGAACACCGGCACTTGGACCTTCAATGATAAAGTAAAGACCTTCCAGGAATGTATCGGTAACGAAGCTATATGGAAGTGGATTAACCTTGGAAATCCAAGTAACCACAACCTCGGCCATTTGGTATGTGTTCAGTTCGTTAGTGATAACTGGATCACCGATAACTGTTACATAAGAACCAGAAGCATCCCAAATGCGACCCGGAGTGAAGTAGTAGAAA